GCGGATCAGGGGAGACTGCCGTCTTCAATTCCACTCTCACCAAGTTTATGTTGTACTTTTCTCGTCGCATCGACGGTGTTGAATCTGACACCGCTTGGAATGCATTGGAAGAGTGCGGTGGTGATGATGGCATAGCTGCTGATGTAACACCAACTTCGTTGGTGAAGGCTGGTGCAGCTATGGGGCAAGAAATCGAGTGTGATGTGTTCTATCGAGGTATGTATGGCGTCAATTATTTGGCGCGTGTATATAATGAGACTGTTTGGTTTGGTGGTGCGGATTCCACGTGCGATTTGGCACGCACGCTGTCCAAACTGCATGTGACCCCTCATTTGAGCGATGATGTCACGCCACTCAAGAAGCTTCAACAAAAACTTCTTGGTTACAGTCTAACTGATATGAACACACCAATCCTGGGGGAGATTTGTCAAGCTGCTAAGCGTTTGAAGCTGCTAGACAACCCTCCGGAATTTGACAAGCGCTTAACTACTTGGTGGGGACAGCATGAAGCCGCAGTGCAGTGGCCTAATGCTCCTTCATCAGACCCGGCTCACGTCATTTCTCACTCCCTAGGTGATGTTGATCCGTCTGCATTGATCAAGTATTTAGTGGATTGTAAAGTCCCTGAAGACTTGTTGTTAATGCCCACGATAAAGTGTGTCACAGCGGTTGTTGTCAATGTGCCTGACAAATTGACCGTTGTGGCGGACCAAGTTGCGGCCCCTAAGACGGACAATAAAATAGGGTTGGAAGAGAAAGGCGGTGAGGCAAAACTCCCAAGCAAGAAGGCTCCGGTTGTTGGTGCCAGTGGTGTATGTTGGTTGTTTGTTGATCGTAAATGCCACTTTGGTGAAAAGTGCAAATACCGTCATGTCGCAGTTTGCAAGAATTTTGCGGATGGTGAGTGTTCTAGACCCACCTGCAAATTCGAGCATGTCAAGCGACCGCCACGTAAACCTGCGGCTAAACTTTGATGCCGCCTGGCATCATTTCACAACCCCTCGCATTCGTTTTTCCTTTTCCATTTCGCGTTTTTCGCTTCGTTTGTTCAAGTTCTTCTCTTTCTTCACGTGCATGTCATCATGGTTAAAGTCAAGGAGACGTTGGCTGTGCTTAAGGTTGGCAAGTCGAAAGGCCGCTCTCGCCAGAGACGTAAGAAAGCGGCAAAGCGCAAGACAGTTGCGGTTGTCGTTGCTCCATCATCCAGAATGTCTTCAAGCTGGTCACCTGGACAACGACAGCTGTATGCTGCCATGCTCGACCCTTTCAGTGAGGCCCCCCCTTCCATCCTGCCCACAGCCGACGCCCACTTTCGCTTCACTATGTATGATAGAAGATTGCTCACCCTCGGAACAGGAGGTTGTTTCTTCTACGAGAACGTCCCCACCGCTTCCACCGCCACGACCTTCAGCGGAGGAATCAACTTCTCGTTGCCAGTCTCAGCCAACTTGTCTAATGCATGGAGCACCGCTAACACCACTGTTACTCCCTACAATTCAGCCACAACTATCCAAACTGCTGGAAATGGTTTCATGGGAGTCACCTGGGCTGTGCGTGTTGTGCCTACAGGAGTACTCACGAATTCTTCAGGCGTTCTGTTCGCGGGTGTCGAACCAGCTATCACTGGGACCACATCCATCTGGCAGAGCGACACACCAAACAACGTGTTGTCAAACAACGTCACCGCCGTCATTGGTACCTTAGGTGACGGGATTCAAGCCGTGAGCCACAATGGCACGGCAGATATCCTTACGTATTCGGTGCTTGCGCAATTCATGGGGGCTTCTACTGGTGCTAACACAGGTGTTAATTCCACTTACGTTGGGCTTTTGGGTGGCCAATCGGGTCAAACAGTGTATGTTGAGAGTAGTTCATGGACAGTGTACCGTTTCTACGGATTCGGCTTGTATTTTCCAAAATGATGATCTTGGTTTGACTGTGAATGAATACGAGGTTGTCAGCAGGGTGGTGTCGGCTATGTTGCCACATGGTGTGATAAATTCGGCAAAACCCTTGTTAGGTGCGAATATTCGTCGCAGGCTCGGTCGAGGCGGCACAAAGGCCGGAGGCCCTGTAGGCAGTGAGTTCGCATCTGTGTCGTCTGGTGAGTGTGATACGTTGTGTCAAGTGTCAAACGGCATTGAGACGTTGAAACAGTGGGCCCCCATAATTAACCAAGGGGTATCCGCTGCATCGTCTGTGTTTGGTTAAATACGAGGTTTCGCGTGTATGTTTTACGG